CGATTCAATCTCATTTTGATTTTATTCTTGCCTCTTTCGGATTTGTATCCTGCGTATATTTCTTTTCTGCTGTTTGAACCCCCTTTACCATCGAATACTACGACTACTCTTGTAGGGTTAATTAGTCGGATGGCGTAGCCGATACTTTTTAAAGTACCGACTATTCCTCCAATGTGGTCTCCGTTATCATTAAGATTCGGAGCGGTTGACCAAGAACGAATGAAGGTATTAAGACCATCAATAACTAAGGTTTTGGAATTACGTTGTAAATCTCCAAATCCTTTATGTTCTTCATCTATTTGTTTTAGTATATCTAAATACTTCTTATTAATCTGACTCATTTGCTCCGTCCGTTGTTGATTCAACTTCATCCGTTGCCGAATTTGTTTTGTATTGTAAAATGGTTGCCTCACAAATCCTACGATAGATTTGGTCTTTTAGTTCTTCGTTCTCTAACATCTTAGTGAAGTCTTTAGATTGGAATTTACTAATTTCGCCTGTATCAATATCAATATATTCATACCAAGCTCCTGCTTGCTTTAAGATTTTAGCATCTTTCATAACTGCTAACCAACCTCCGTAGTTATCGATACCTCTATCAAAGAAGATATCAAAATCTGCACACCTTAATGGTGGCCCCATTCTATTTTTAATAACTTGCGTACGAACTTTGATACCAACGATTCTATCACCAACTTTCAATTGCCCCATACTCTTCAATCTCAATCTAACTGAACTATGGAATGCCAATGCTTTACCACCTGATGTTGTCCAAGGGTCACCAAACATTGCGTTCATCTTCTGTCTTAACTGATTTGTGAATACTAAAGCGATTGATTGTCTACCAATCATATTGGTAATCTTTCTCATTGCTTTGGAAATGATAATAGCTTTATCAGTTGCGTACCCATCTTTATCATAATCAGCTTCCATCTCTTTCTTTGAAGATGCCGCTGCTACCGAATCGACTACGATTGTAACTAATCTATCTTTATCACCCGTTCTTACTTTCTCAATAATCGTTTCACACGCTTCGAAAATACCTTCAACAGTATCAACTGAAACGTAAAGTAGTTTTGAGATATCTACTCCGATTGCTTCTAAAAATTCTCTACTTACTGCGGTTTCCGTATCTATTAGTACTGCAACACCACCCTTCTTTTGGGTTTCTGCTAAGAGATGGGCGGAGAGCAGAGATTTTCCACTCTGCTCTAAACCCGTAATCTCACTAATACGACCAACCGGTAAACCACCATAAGGACGATTTGAAATCGCAACATCTAACATTGCATTTCCGGTAGATAACCAATCTTTAACGTTAGTAGGTGCATCCGTACTATCGTCATCTAAGAAATAGGCAATCTTACCATCCTTATTTTGTTTGTTGAGAGTGTCAGCGAGTATGCTCGCTAAGTCTTCTTCTCTTTTGGCCATTGTAACTTTTTTAATTAGTTGTTGAATAAATCATCGAATGCCGATGCTACATCGTCTTTTGGTGCTGCTGCTTTTGGAGCTTCTTCGGTTTCCCAAGGTAAATCTCCACTAATATCAGATGTTCCACCCAAATCTGCCGATGGTTGTGCAGTTACTTTAGGAGCTTGTTTAGGAGCTTCTAATTCTTCAACTACACTATCAGTAGATATTGCTGCTGATGGGTTTAACCAATTTTCTAATACACCTTTTAATTCAGCGTAAGATAATTCCGAATATACTTCGGTAATATCCTTTTGGTTATCTAAAACATTTTGAATTGCATCCGGTGTATCAGCTACCTTTGTTTGAGCCGGTTTAACACGAATTGTAGTAGTTGGATACGATGTACCTGATTCTTCAGCTGCAACGATTTCCAATACGATATCTCTACCATTTAATGGGTCTGTGATATCTCCGTAATCCGGGTCAGCGATGTAACCTAAGATGTCCTGATAAACGGTCTTACCGAATCCCCAAAATTTAACACCTTCACTTTCCTTACCTCTTACGATTACAGGTGCGAATGTTCTTAATTTTGGCTCCATTTTCTTACCTGCTTTCCAATCATCGGTATCGCCTGTACGTTTAAGTTTTTCTGCAAACTCAACAATAGGGTCAGGTCTACCAAACGAAATTGGAGATAGATAAGTTTTGTTGTTAATGTTGTAGTGAAAGAATAATTCAATGAAAGGGATGTCCTTATTGAATTTGTAGGGAACTAATCTGATTTGATGTTTTCCCGGTGTTGGCTTCCAAAGTGAATCTGATTTTTTGGAAGTGTTTTGTAACGAATTAAATCGTTTCAAGGCTAATGAAATGTCCATTTTTCTTTTGTTTTAAAGTTAATAATTGTTTTTAAAGTTTAGGTGTATATCGATATTACCTATATCTAAATATAACCTTTTTATCTTTTGTTGTATCAAATATACAACTATTTTTTGAATTTTCCTAATATTTTTGAATTATTTATTTTGCCCATTTTCCTCTACTTACCAGTTGAGCAATTATACCATATACCGATAAATCTTCATATGTATCTTGTACTGATTCACCCACCTCATCTGGCTGCCCCAATACTATCAATTGCTTCAATCTCTGAACCTTATCATTGATTCTGAACCATAATCCTGTCAACGATAATTTTACATCATCTTTGGTTTGTAGTGCAGTTCCTACGGAAATATTACCAGGTCCATAGTTTCTTTGCTTCTTACAAAATGTTTCATACATTTCGGCTTGAATCTTTTTAAACTCAGCCATCATTTCGGGGTAAATTCTTTCGCAATGTTCTCTTGCTGTTTCTTCGTGAATTTCTGTCATACTTTATTTATTATATTGTTTCTATTTTTTTATGTTAGAACAAATATAATAAATTAATTCGGAATTTCCAAATCAAAAAGTATTATTATTTAAATCAGATAGATTTAAACTTTTGTAAACTTTTGTGGGGATTTTTTTGTAGCCGTAGTTTGATGTAGTAATTATAGAATTTCTATAATCTTCCCAATCTAATTGATATGAGTTATCTAATTGTCCGCCTGTTTTAGATTTAATAACTTCGTTTAAGGCGTTAATTGTATATATTGTATTTGATTGCTTCTTTCTATGAACTAAAATAGTTTTCCATTGAGAATCTATTGGCGATGAACCTTTCTCTACATTGAATGTGATAAATAAATCATCTTCCTTTACTTTATTTTCTAATATAAAGATATTTGGATTTATTAAGACATAGTTTTGTATTACAAATTGTAAGGATATATCTAATTCTGGTCTATATGTAAATAAACATAATAGTTGTGTATTCATTTTTTATCTTCTTTTTTTATCACATGATACAATGTGGGATGGATTTACGTTGCCAGGAGTCATCCACGTTTTACCACCAAATGAACTAAATTTAAATCCAGGATTATATGACCATTTCATACAACATTTTTTAACAATACCATCTAATTCTTCATTTGTAACTGCTCCCGTTCTTTCATTAACTGTACTTCTTTCGTTTGAAAAATAATTGAAATCAGTATCATTATTATTAATTTGTTCTATACTTGCACCGGCTAATGTATGTAATCTTAATAAGTTTTTATATTCCCTTTTTTCTTTATCACTTAATGGACCAACACCATTTCTCATTGCTGTTTGAAAAACGGCTTCAGATTGCTTATCAGCCTGAGCCATAATACGATTATATTCATCTTCTGTAATTATGTTATTTTTTAAAGCCCAATTTATATTAAACATTATTTGCTTTTCTTTTTTTGCCACATCATCTGCTGATGGTGGATATTTGGTATCTTTACTTCTACCATATACAAATTGATGTACTGATAGTAAATTCTTCAATGCAACTTTAGTTTCAGGATGTTTATATTCGGTTTGCTCTGCTTTAGAATCACTTTGTCCTGCGCCGCCTTCTGCAAATTTAACACTTGAACCACCCACTAATACTAATGATGTTTTAATCATTTTAAAATTATTTGCAACCGCTTGTGCAATATTTCCTGATTTAGGAAGTTTAAAATTTGGTTCTTTAAATGCTATTACATCCGATACTTTAAATGTTTCAGAAGAAGGTAAGAACGCTTGATACCCTCTACCAATCATTTTTGAAAATACAATTACCTCTAATAAATCAGGAACAGCTGTTCTAAAATCTTTATTTAAAGTCATTGCACTCAATAAATCATCTAATTCTTTTTCAAAATTTGGATTACTACCATTCTGATTAAATTGTATAGATTTGAATCTATCCATAATCATCTTTTGCTCCTTCGTTACTCCGCCACTTTCTTTAAATAATTGTTCAAATCTTTTTGTGTATAGGTTTTTTACATTATCAAATGTAGATTGTCTACCATTTGGCGTTGATGTATCACCAAAATCAACAATTTCAAATTTTCCGGCAGATTTCATCATTTCCAATTGCTTATTATATCGTTTTAATGATGCAACTGTAGCTTTAGCTTCAATTCCGGGATTTTCTACCCCATTCTTCCTTAAAAGAGATGCCAACTCTTGTACTTTTGGTATTGGATTTATCGGTGCGTGTTTAACTCCATCTATTGTTATAGAACCATCCTTTGATTCTTCGATTACAATATTTCTACGTGCCGGTGTAACTTTATTTGCAACGGCTTGTTTTTTACCCATAGCCCCTTCCTGTGCCTTAGTTGATTGTAATCCAAACGACTGACTAAGTTGCTTTAATTGTTCTCGCTTTGAGGCGGGAAATTCTACTTTTTTATGTGTTTTAAAATTTCCAGGAGTTTTATTCGCTATATATAATGTAGCTTCGCCAGATTTATCTTTGAATGCTACAAAATTTTGTAATAATTCTTTTTCTTGTGCACTAACTTTTTGGCCTGATATCATTTTCTCAAACCCTGAAAGTAATGTTTTAATTCCTTTTTCTCCTAAACTCTTTTTTAATTCTAGCGAAAAATCTTTGTTAATAACTTGCGCTAATGCTGCTGTTTTTTTTGCAACATCATCGGGTTTTAGATTTAAATCAGATGTAGTTGGTTTTACATCATCTTCGGCATCTAATTTATAATCACTAGCACTTAACTTTTGACCTTTTACAGTTGGCGGTTTTTTTACTTTAGATACCACTCCTTTATCTTTTTCTGCTTTTCCAAATTTACCATTAGCTTTTGCTTTTCTAATATCAGCAGCACTGGCTTTAGTTTGTGTATTTGAATTATATCTTTTAACCGCATATACTGCGCCACTAGCCTTATTAACTACCAATGTTTCGCCGGTTTCGATTGGTTTTGGTTTAACCTTTACTTTTTCTCTTAGGGCTATAATTGCTTGAGAATTGTATATACGATTTTCTTCTAAGATGATAACTAATTCATCTAAGTGCTCTTCGTTGGTTAAATCAACTATTCCTGTTGGAATTCTGTAACTTAATTCCAATAATATTTCTTCGAAATTTGGAGTCATCTTTTATTGTTATTTTCTTTTTATTAGAGATTTCAATTTTATATGATTCTCTTTAATAGTAGAACCTTTTGAAAATTTAGATTTCAGTTTATCATATATTGGTTGAAATTCATCTCTACTCATTTCACCTTTAAGTACCTTTTGAACTTCAGGCATTTGCATTAAAGCTTTTGTAACTTTAAATGCCTGTTGTGGTGTTAAAGTTTTATCACCACTTAATGCATCATAATCCGGTTCAAAATATGGTTCACCATTTGCGTTTGCAAATACAATTGAAAACGTACCATCATTTTCAGGACTTCCTACTGATAAACTAATATAATCATCGTTATCTTGGTCAGCATCGTTGGAAACGATTGTCATAGGTCCTTCCCATCCACCCATTCCTCCGCCACTCTCACGTGTAGTTTCAAATCCATTTGCACTCAATTTCAAATCGGTTTCTAATGCACTTTCTACTTTACCTAATCTATCAGATGTCAATTGTGGGCCTTCTCCCCAACTATCATCTTCATCATCATCTCTATATGGGCTATATCCACGACTATCACTTTTTTTATCATCTTTCCAATATGATGGGTCATCCGATTTGGTAGGGTATTTAATAGCTGATACTTTTCCCTTTTCAGCTGCAGCAATCTTTTTCATGTAACCTTTTGCTACCCCTGATTTTATATTACTTAAAAGTGAATCGTAAAACTTTTTATCTTCAAACTCACCACCTTTATCAAATTGTTGGAGTCTTTTAGTTTGAATAATTAAATCGTTGGTTTCGTAATCAAGTCCATTTTCTATACCTTTACTCAAATCTACACCAAATAATTTTTCGGTAGATGTAATATCTTCAGGAGTAATATCCTTTAATCTAACTTCTCTATCACGAACAGCTTCACCTTTTCTATTAATTCTATACAAAGAACCACCCATTTCCATAGAGTCTGGATGTTTACCACCATATTTGGCGGGCTTCAATCCTTTAATTATAGTATCGGCTTTTTCATTTGAACCTCCATCGGATTTAGCAGATGCTCCGCCTGCTTTAGCGAATACTGAACCTCCACTATCTTTACCAAATACTGAACTTCCTTTTACGGGTTCAGAATTTTTAGAAGCCTGTGCAACAGTTTGTGGCTTACCTGCTATTGTAACCTTTGTATCGGGTCTTAAACTATGTTTCTTTTGATAATCATCAAATTGGTCCTGATTTGTAAAATCGATTTCCTTTAATGGAATTAGGTTTACTAATTTCATATTATTTTCTTTCATATATGGTTTATCATCAAATACGGATTGAATCATATCTGCTTGCTTATGAAATCCATTCATTCTTAATGTGAATGCAATACCATCTGCTGCTTCAACTCCATCCCATCCTGAAGATGCTGATACTTTTCTAGCAAATTCATGCGTACCATCTTCTCCACCCCAATATTCTGAACTATCTACTCCATTAGTTCTAATATCTGCCATTTTCTCTTTGTACTTAGGGTCATCCATCTTTGGATAATCTACCCTCTTAGCCCATTCAGGCTTTCCTTCAATCTTTGAAATCAATTCTCTAGCCTCATCATGGAAGTTTGAATCAGTTAGAGCTTCAACTGCTGCCTGATACATTGCTTTTTTATATCCATCATTACCCAATTTTTGTGGAGTAATACCAAAGGTTTCTGCGTTTTTCTTAGCTTCTTTATTTACCGATGGATTACCTTTTCTAGCTTCTTTTGATTTAGAAGTAGGTTCATCTTGTGCGAATGGATTCCATAATCCTCTCTTATCTACTTCTTTTTGTGTAGATGGTGCAACCTGTGCATCTTTTTGATGTGGATACTTTGTTGGGTTGTATGGTTCTAATTCAGATGTATTTACATTACCATCTGCATCAGTTTTAGTTTCACCTTTTTCATCTGCCATTCGTACAATACCAACTGTTTTAGTTCTTGTATTATAAACAACTTTATCAACTCCCATATTACCTTTTGGGGTTGAAGTTTCACCACTTTGTGAATATTTTGAAATTATATCTTTAGCGTATTTGTTACCAGGATTACCACTAACTGCGGTCATCATATCCATAGGTTTCAATTTTTTAGAATCAATATCAGCAGATACTTTTGAAAGGTTTACACCATTTTCATCTGCCCAACCTGCTACCGCTTGTGCTCTTAATCCTGTCTTAGCTGCAATTGAATTAACAGTTGCCATACTATCGGGTTTAGAGGCTACTTTATCTGATTTAGCAGATGCTCCACCTGCTTTATTGAATACTGAACCCCCACTATCTTTACCAAATACTGAAGAACCCTTAGTAGGTTCTGATTCCTTAGCTGCTTGTCCAGCGGTTGTAACTTTACCTGCGATTGTAACTTTAGTAGAAGGTCTTAATTCATGCTCTTTACTATATGCATCAAATTGGTCCTGATTTTTAAAATCTATCTCCTTTAATGGGATTAGGTTTACTAATTTCATAATTTGTATTAATTTCTATTATATAAGTATCGGATATAAATATAAAGTTTTATTGTATTACAACCAAATTGTCGTAATTACTTCCTTCATATGTTTTGACGGGAAATCCACCTCTTTCCAAAGTGTTTGTTAACTCCCCCAAAAGGCTATCTCTATCCTGTGGATGTACATCAATTAAGAACGCATCGTAGGTATATAAAATCATTTTTGACCTTCTCCCATCACACCACTTCAGTACCTCATCAATTTTAGTATAATTGATTTCAGTTTCCAACGCCTGAAGTAAATAGTTAAACACCTTTTGTTCGTTGGCGGCTTCGATTCGTTGGAATGGAATTTCCCTCTTATATAGAGGTGTCGTTAATTTTCCCGAAATTACGAACTTTTGGTAAACCGATTGAACATATTCATCCACCTTTTGAAAGAACGGAATGGTTTTGGCAAACTCATCTAATCCCCCATAAAGATATCGGAATGATAAGGCTTTGGATTCTTCGGTCGTAACCCCATAATATTTTGCTAAATGTTCGTGCGCAGTTTCTCCCTCCGGAAATACATACCCAACCATCTTACCAATGATACGGATGTGATAGGACTCGTAATCGAATTGAATCAAAGTACCCCCCTTAAATCTACTCACTATATTACTTCTACATCCATCGGATTTGTTCATAGCAGCCCAATTCACATTGAGATGTCTATTACTCGGTCTACCCGTTACCGTATATGGATTGTATTTTGTGTACGCAAACCCATTGGGCAGATACTCTTTGTTGAAATGAAATCTATCAATAAATTTTTCTTCTTCGACTTTCACCCCAGCCCCCTCCAGCCTCCCTAATATTTTAATAGAATCTGAATATTTTCTATACCAAGGTTTAATTTCTGAAATTAATGGAATCGTTTTTAAGAGCTCGTACCATCTCATCATAGGTACACAATCGTTTAGATATTTAAAGTCGCTTCTGTACCCCTTATAAACCCCGTCAGCGAACTCATTGAATATGAACGACTTACCATACTCTTCAAAATAAACCCACTCATAATCGAGCCCTTTACTACCTATGTATCGATTACCATAAACCAATGTGTTTTCATTCACAAACATACTTAATGCTGCTTGTCTACATTGTCCGGCATCGATGTGATTGAAATTTATAATGTAATCGGAATCCTTTGTTCTAAGGTACGCAAATGATATGGATGTATCATATTCGTGTGCCTTTGGAGAACTCCATACGGGCACCATCAAATCTATCTTTGGATTGGATTTGTAAAATGCTAATAGGGCGTTATTTGTTTCGATTAAATTCATACCCTACAAATATACAAATTTTTTATTTAATTTCCAAATGCTTTATTTATAAAACTGCTTTATATTCGGTAAATATAAGGAAATATTTTTGATTTTCAAAGAAATTATAGATAAAGATGATTTATTTGATGCAATTACTCCTTTATCAATCAGTTTACCATTGGTATCATATACAACATCCAATGGGCCGGCGATTCTCCATCTCATAGTTGCTGATATCCAATATGGATTTTCAAAATAATTTTCATACTCTGTTGATGAAATCTCATAAACAAACCCACTATTGTCATTTGCTCTTTGTATAAAATATCTAACTATATAAGCTTCCGCATAATCATTATTTGATGGTATGGGTACAATTGTTTGCGGTATTTTTAATGAGAATATTTCCTTATCTCGTATTAAGTCGTTATACATATTAATTTATTATTTTGGTATAACTGCTGCAACGTTAACCCTATATCCAGCTTCTATCGTAGTTTTCCAACCACTCTCGTCTATACCTTGCTTTACATTAGTGATTTGAAATATACCATTCTTATTATATATTTCAGGTATACCATCAATTTGAAAATATTCACCACAACTTAATCCAGCCATACCATCTATTGATAATGATATTTCTAAAAATGTTAAGGCAGAACCACTTTCATCTTTTCCTATTTTACTTTTAATAAGTCCTTCATCTAAAAATATATAAGTTTTTATAGTATCTT